TCATGCGGGTTTCGCCCCCCTGTTTTCAACTCGTTTGAACTTTCGTTCTTTGTTCTCCAGCTTTAAAATGGCCGCATTGCCAAGCTGGCGTTGACTGACCCGGCGCGCATATTTCTCGACCATTCGGAATGATTGGCCGGTAATCGCAGCGACCTCAGCAATCGTGCAGCCGCTTTCCAGCAGAGCGTTCACACTGTTCTTTCGTAGGCCATGCGGCACAAGCTGTTCATCGTGTTCAGCGGCAAAGGCTTTCACCTCTCGGCGAATAACCTGGGGAGTCATGGGTAGCCCGCCATAGGTGGACAGGATCGTCATACCGCGCTTCGGTGTACCATCCAGCAGATCCTTCAGAGACGAATGCAGCGGCACTTCCATGGGCTTGTCCGTCTTTTGCTGCGTGAAATACAGCGCGCCGCCCCGAACGTCGTTCCAGCGGAATCGCACAACATCGCCGATGCGCTGGCCCGTGTAATAGAGCAGCGCGATGGCAAGCCGCGTTCTTTCGTGTTCCGCTTCTAAGCCTGCATACAGGATTGCCTCCGGCCAAGGTTCATGGGAGCCTGTATCGAACTTCGGTATGTCGGCAGAAGGAGAAGGGCGTTCGGTCAGTTCGTTCCGACGGGCAAAGCGATATAGCACGCCGATCAGCGCCAGAAAACCATTCCGGGTGCCGGGTTGGTCGTTCAGCCGGTTGCCTACCACTTCCACGATATGGCTGCGCTTCAGTCCATCGATCGGGAACATGCCGACCTGAACTTTGACGTGCTTGAGAAGGCTCTTGTAAAACCGGCGGGTGCCAAGCTTCAGCTTGTCAAACTCGGGACTGTTCTCGAACTTTTCGGCCAGATCGGCAACGGTGAACGGCTGTTGTGACTTTCGGGTGCGATGCCCCATGAGGGTGGCATAGGTATCTTGAAAGCCGACGCTGGATGGCTTCCCCATGGGCGAATAGATACGCTGTCCAGCTGTGTCCTTCTGCCCAGTATTGAAATAGGCATAGACCTCGCCCTTGGACCGGACGAATTTGACGTAAGGCATTTTAGGCAGCTTGGCCATTGCGCCAGAACTCCTCTTCGTAATCGTCCACTACCTCACCAGCGATACGGGCAAGCGCCTTGTCCAGCGCAGGCCTGAACCAATGGTCGCGTCCGCCAAGTGTTGTAGGCATTGGTAAGCGGCCCGCGCCGACCTCTCCGGTGAATGCGCTAGGCGACAGGTCGCAATACTGCGCCGCCGTGTCCCGCTTCATCATATGAGGCCAGCGTGCAGTCACCTACCCCTCCTGTTCCATGAGGTAGGAGCGGACTTGCTGGCCGAGGGGTGTAAGATTTAGCCAACAGCGCCCAGCGTCAACAAGCCCGCGAGCATACAGCACCCGTTCGGTTTCAGAATAAGTGGTGCAGGCTCGTGCATAAGGTGCAGCACCTTGAGGCCAAGTCATTGCCCGCCGCTGCGCATCACTAAGCTGCGCTGCTATCTCAGCAGGTGTTTTATCGTCCATCGGAAGGATCCCCGGCTTGAGCGCGAAGGGCTGCGGCGCATAGGGCTAGGGCGGGGGTTGCGAACAATTTACCCCAATCGTTCCAATCCGGGTTGTCGGCTGCTCTATGCCTTACCCACACTGTAGAGCGACCATCGTCGTGGGTGTAATGCCATACTCGCAACCCTTCCTGCACCAGTGTCATGGCAGCGTCGAGAGAGTCGGTGTAATAAGGGACGCCGTAGACGCTACATACGTCGTTATCACTTTTGAAAAACATTCCCGGCCTGTATCGGTCGGCTCGATATTGGCCAGTAGCCACAGCAATACCTTTGTTTAGGTTTTCATCCGGCCCCTCGGCAGCTTCACACCGCTCCGCCAGTTTCAGCAGTTCTTCCCTATTCATTTGAAGTGTCCTTTGATGGAGTGGGTTGGGCGCATTCGCTTTGCGAACTGGGCTGTGGCCGTTCCGGCTGAACCGCCTGCGGCGTTTCATCGCTTCGCGCGGCCATCCCTTGCGCTGGCCTGGAAACATCGATCGCGAACACAGGCGTGGGCTTCTCACCGAAGTGAGGATGCGTAATCATTTTCTGTTCGAAGCCGCGCCATTCACGCGTCAGCCGGGTTTGGCCTTCGACTCCGCCGCCTTTTGGGTAGCCGCGCGTCAGGACAATTGCGTCAAAGGTCTTACCTACGATCCGGCATCCCCAATGGATGTTCCGAACCCGGTATTCTTCGGTTTTGGAACCATCGCGTATTTGATCGAAATATTCGCCCTTCATCGGCAGCGTCAGGGTGGCCATCACGAACCTCCCGCGATAGCGATGTGATGCTTGCACGAAAACGGCGCAGCCGGTTGAGCCGCGAAGCGGTCGCAGCGCGGGCCGTAAGGCATCGTCAAACTAATGTTTTTCACCACCCATCCCCTTGAGTAAGAGGAAGGGACCGGATGGCTTCCATAGAAGCGCGCCTTTGGCGACTAAGCGTCAGTGCAGTGCCGCTTTCATCATCAGAACAAGCCCACCGCTCTTTCGGGAGCTTACTACCAGCGACAGCCTCAACTGCCCGTTCACGCATATCTACCGCATCCGTAGTGGACAGGGCGGCGGCAGCTTGACCCAATGCGCGAATGTATCGAAGCCGCGCTTTGTCGTCAGCGACGTCCGCATTTGTGTCTAGGCTAAGTGTTCGCAATTCCTGCACAAGCGCAGCCCGCTCCACGTCATCATCGCTCACCGTGGACAGGGCGGTAGGTGGTGAGTTGAACACTTGCCCACCACTTTTGGCAGCAATGCTATTTGACTGCGGCTTGCGCGGGTCTGGTGCAGCAGGCTCCCCCGCATCGGGCTTGGCCTCTAAAGCGAGCATTGCGTCACGAATTTCGGGCGTGTCGTCACCCATTACAAGGCGATACTCGCGCAGGAAGGCGGCCAGTGTATTGTGCTCTTCGGGCTTGGTTGCGGATTGGCTGATCTTTTCCGTCGCGATTGCCATGCCGCTGTGAACGCCTGAATGGGCTGAAAATGGGTGAGCCGCGACTTTGCTGTAGGCTGTCGCCAATGTGCGGCCATCGGACCCTACAAGGGTGTGACAGTAACAATAGCCATCCACCAACTGCGCTTCGTTATCCATCGGGACCTCTTCGGCATATCCTTGGTATTCGGTCATGGGGTTTCTCCGGTAAGGGTGCGGGCCTCGTCCAGCAGGTCTTCGTAACTGTCGTTTGCTACGTCGCCGGTGATCTGGTCGAGTGATGCCGTTAGGCTGCGCACCATTGTTTCTAGCGCCTCAATGCGGGCGGCCAGTTGTTCCGGTGCCCCTTGGCCATCCCAATCGATAAGGGCGGAAGCGGGCCAAAGTTGACATGATCCGCGCTCGAACAGGCTTTCCACATTGTAGCCTTCGGGTGTTGCGTCTGTGCTGTAGAAACCCACCACGACGCCTCGCCATTCCGAGTTGCGCTTTTTCTGCACGAGATCGCCCAAGGCCCACTTCCGCTCCACCAGCGCGCTATCGGTTGGGGAGGTCATGGGGTGTCCTTCCAAGAGTGGTCGCGGCGGTCTATCCCATACTGAAACTCGCAACGCCCGGCGTGGTCTTTGGCGCGAACGCAAAAGTGATCAGCATCCGGTGAAGGCGCGCGCTTTAGGCAAAGCGTATCAGCGGGAACCGAGTAGTGGTCTGCCAACCAAATATGCCCGCTCACGTCCCCTGCTCCTGTTGGGATAGGAGGGTGTCGGACGGCGGTTCAATACCGGGGCGCATGGCAGATGATCGGCCAGTGATTTGCGCGTGCCAATTTGCAAGTGCCGCCGCGCTGCTGATTGTGTGATGCGCAGCCTTATCCATGTCACCGGCCATTTGTGCGGTCGCTGCTTTTTGCGACAGGTAGCCAATCAGCCAAAACCAATCGAGTGGCCCTTTACCCGCGTCATGCTCGCTTCCCCACCGCCCGCGCTGGTGGGTTGCTTCAATGGGAACGCCAGCCATGAAGTCCTGTGTTTCCGGCGTGTTGATTATTTCCTCCCGCAGCGCATCTATCATGGGCTGGGATGGGGTGGTTTGGAGGGCGGAGACAATAGTTCTCCACTGTCCAAGCGTTAGCGTAGCATCTGCATAGTCCGTTGCTGGATAATCAGCGAACCGTGGGCCAATTTCAAATTTGAGCGCCCGCGCTGTCTCCACCAGTTCCGGGCTTGCTGTAGGGGTGGTGCGGATGGCATCCCGTTGTGAAAGTATGTTGCGGGTTACGTGCCCATAGCGCAATTGTGCTTGAACTATTTGGTATCCGCGCACCACACCCTGATTAAAGTCAGAGCCCGAACCCGCAGGCCAAGTAGCGGAAAGCCAATCTAGCATTTCGTGGGCAGTAAAGGTTTCCGATGGCGTCGGCGGAACATCAGCCAAGTCAGCCAATGATTCCTCCGCACTTATTACGTCACCTCCTTTGGCACGAGCCTTGTTCATCCGGTTGGTTAAACCGTCAGTGTAACCCATATCGTAGACATCCCGGTTTTCAGGTGTCACTTCTACTTGTGTTTCGGTATCTGTCATGGTTTCTTCCTGAATAAGCGTGCCAACAATCCGGGGGAGTGCATGGGCTGGACCTTGCCGAATACCTGGTATCGGTGGGCTGATTGCATTGGGGGTTTGGGGCGGTGAAGCGCAGGGGTCATGGCGATACCCAGTCCGTCGCAACCATGACTGCAGCAAATGCTGCAGCAAGAGCCATCCCAGTTTTTATCAGTTGGTTGGCGCCGCCACCGTTGTTCCAATAAACTGCGCTTACGGCCAAGCAGACCAACGCCACGATGTGAAAAATCCAGTCCATCATCATCTCCATTCCAGCCATCAGGCCGCTTCATTCTGTAGGGTGGTTAGCGAAGGTTCATTTGGGCGCGTTCGGTTGCCCGTTCGGTTCGCCAAGCTTCAAACTTCATGCGTTTAGCTTCGGCGCGGGCGCGATAGGTTTCCGCTTCCATCGCGGCTGCCTCCCAGTCGTTCACCGCCAATTCGTAAACAGGATCGGCCTCGGCCATCTGTTCGCTTGCCCCGGCTGCGTTTCCATCCGCCTTGTATTTGACGAACAGGGTGGCCCGGACACGCTTGCGGCGGTAATCCATGCTTTCGGCCCGTATCTTTGCCTGAGCAGCCGATACGAATAGTTCTTCAGCGTCGTTTATGGCGCGGTCGGTGTCGTCGTTCACAACAACCCCCCTTGCTGACCCATAAAGCGATATTCAGCGGCGCCTTCAGGGAAGTCGAGTTGTCCGGCATAGGCATCCTCGCTACCCGCAAGATGAAGCGCCATGTGACAAGCTGACCGCATTGGAACGACGAACTCATGGTCCCGCCGCCAGCGTTGTTCACGATGCCTTTGCAGTGGGTGATGGACGCATTCCGCAGGCCCACCACATTCACAAAAACAGGAAAAGTTATCGATCAGCCACAGATGAAATTCACGCTCTCGCTTAGTAGGTATCGGGTTGTATTTATCCCGCATCCGCTTGTGATCGACCTGATAGCCCATCAGAAAGGAATCCCGTCCGCGTCATTATCGGTAGGCCATCCGCCGCCATCGCCAGCGGGTGCGCCACCCTGCGATCCGCCGGGATTGCCGCCGCCTTCGTTCCGGCCGTCCAGCATCGTCAGGGTGCCGTTAAAGCCTCGCAGAACAACTTCAGTCGAGTAGCGGTCAGCGCCGGATTGATCCTGCCATTTGCGGGTGGAAAGCTGGCCTTCGATGAAGACCTTACTGCCCTTGCGGAGATAGTTCTCGCAGACGCGCACTAGGCCTTCGGAGAATACTGCGATGGTGTGCCATTCGGTCTTTTCCTGCTGCTGGCCTTCTTTGTCCTTCCAGCGTTCGGAAGTGGCAATCCGCAGGTTGCACACCTTGCCGCCGTTCTGGAAACTGCGAACCTCAGGGTCCGCGCCCAAATTGCCGATCAGCATTACTTTATTGAGTGAGCCTGCCATGTTTATGCTGCTTTCTGTTCGAGTGATTTAGCTTGTTCGGAGACCCAGCCCTTCGCGCCTTCAAACTTGGCGGCGGGAAGCTGGCTAAGGTCGGTAATCTTGGACACGTCCAACAGGCGTGCGACCGGGAAGTTTGCGGCATCAAGAAACGCCATCAACTCTTCACGCTGGGCGTCGGTTATTGTCGGCGGGGGCGGGGTGTGAACGTTGACGCGGCTCTTGTCGTAAAGGGCAAGCCCAAACACGTTGCCGAACGTGCGGGCAGCGCGCTTCAAAGCATCGGTAGCGGCCTCTTTTGTGGCCCCTTCGATTGCGTCACCGATCTGCTTTGCAAAGCCGCTGCCGAAGCCAACATCCTGCCGGACAATATCACCGACGGTCAGGGTGCAGACGCAGGTGTAAGCCGCCTGCCATTGCTTCCCGTTCTTGCTGTCAGCCTGTTCCAGGGCGTCACGGGTGAGGTCGATGGTGTAGGACCAGCCACCGAACCCGAACACGCGGTTCAGTTCGTTCATGACGTGCCAGCCCTCAAGATAATCACCCTTGGGTCCGAAATTGCCGGACGGCTTCTTGACGTGCGCCGGATCTAGTGGCGCTTCCAGCATCTTGGTTTGTTCAGGCGTCATGCCGCGCTCCTTTGTGTTTCGATTTCGACGCCGGGCAATTTGCTGGGCAGGGCGCGAGTCGCGTAGCCTTCCAGCCATTCGGTCAAGGCGTTCGGGTCGGTTTTCATGACGTGTTCCAAAAGCGCCTTACGATCAGTGACGATTGCCACCTGCCTTGATCGCAGCGACAAGGACCGGCCTTCGCCAGCGACAAGCGGCTTTACCTTCTCAGCGCGCTTCGCATCTTTGGCGGCGCGGTCGGCTTCGTCCTGCAGGGCGTTGGCCTGTTCCAGTGCCTCAAGGTTGCCTTCGGATGCACGGCGGGCCTCTATTGCCGCCTGTTGCTGCCTGTCGGCTTCCTCGCGGGCTTTACGGGCTTCCTCGGCCTGTATAGCTTCCAGCTTTTGCAGCCATGCCGTAAGCGGGGCGCGGCCAGCGGTGATTACATCGTCCGCCTTCTTATCGATCGGCTTCCATTCCGCATCCACGGCCTTGCCAGCCTTCAGGTGCGGTTCCTTTTCGGCTTTGCGCACCTTGTCTGCATCCGCTTTGATCTTGCGAGCGGTGGATAGGAACAAGCCAACAGCATCAGCCTGCGCCTGCGTTTCAATAGGCTTGCCATCGAGATAGTTGGCGGCTTCGTCCCGAACATCGTCCAGCGCATTGCTGAAATAGACGATGGGGGGCGGGTTGTTATGTCCAATTGGCGCGGTCATGCTATCAACCCCTTCGCCTGTGTGATGAAAGCGTGCAGGTGGTCGGACTTAAGCCCGCGATGGTCGCGCCGGTCAGCCTCTATCCTGAGGTGAAAAATTGCATCGGCAAGCGCCATCGCCCGCAACCGAGATAGCGTTGCCTCAGGCATAGCGTGCACAATCGGCGTAGCGTGCACAATCGGCGTAGCGTGCACAATCGGCGTGGCACCGGCAGTGTCGATCTTTACGGGAGCGTTCATATAGCACCTGCCATTTGTGAGGCCGTTTTCCGGTCCAGACCCAAGCCTTCCAGCTTGTCGGTCAGACGTTCTACGGCGGTGAGATATTGGGTTTCGGCAGAGACGGATTGCGCCTCGTTGCCATTGTCGAATGCAGCCTGCATAAGCACATCGGTGACGCGCACGCGGTCAACAGCCAGCGCGATAGGCGAAGCGAACGGGACGACATTGCGCTCAGCCGCTACAGACGCATCACATGCTGTTATGGTGCGGAGGCGGGTCATGTGACTTGCTCCCCACGGGCTGCGGAGAGGGTGGTTTCAATCTTATCAGCAGCCTCTTTTGCTGACTTGCTGGAAGCCGCGCAGTCACTACATTCAAAAATGTATATCAGCGTCTCAAATACATCGCCCAACGCCTCTACAAGTAGAGGATGGGTGTTGGCGGTGTGGACGATGTAGGCGGCGTTTGCAGTGATTGCTTCTTTATGCTTTTCAGCCAAGTCCTCATGTGCGTTACACACTAGATCGGTGCGAACGCTCATGTCGCAAATTATCCATCCATTGCCGCATTCGGTGTCAGCAGTGACGGAGCCATAAAAGTAGTTATCCTCATACTCCCAAGGCAGCGGCGTTCCCGGTTCTATACGGTCAGTCATGATGCACCGCCTTTAGCTTTGGCGATTGCAGCGCGGACGCGGAGCAAGGTAGCTGGCGTCGTTCCGCTTGGACTGCGACCATCAAGATACTCAAGCTGGCGCTTGCACTCTTCCAGCGCTTCCAGCATATCGGGTGCGGCTGCTATAAGGCAGGCGTCCGCATTGCTTGCCGGTAGCGAAATGAAGGGCAGTTCACCTTTCTGAGGTCCGCTCGCAATAGGCACGGTACCAATGACCTGCGCCTCTTTTCCCGACCATCGCTTTATCCGCCACGGCCCCGGCGTATGGCTTACTCTACTCATGCCGCCACCTGCGGAGCAACAAGACGTTCAGCACCGGGAACAGCAAAGCCTTCCCCATCCAGCGGAAAGCCATCGGGACCGACGCACAATTCATTGCACATTTCGTCGATGAAGCTGGGGACGTCATTCATGCAGGCCTGAACAGCTTCGGCAGCTTCCAGTGCAGCAATGTTGACTTTCGGGGTGTAGCGTCCGCCATCGCGTTCAAGGGCGCAAGCGAACCGGCTCATAGCCAGTGATGCAGTGTTAGCCTTGGCGATCTCGGCGCGCTGCCGATCGCTGATACGGGCGTTGAATGATGTGGTGGTCATGCGGATTTCTCCGCGACAATAGGCTCGCACCAATGATGCAAAGCGAGGGCTACAGTCCCTTTTTTTGCCTCGTGAGAAGGCTCGAAAGAGACCATTAACGCCTTTAGTGTGGCGTGACCTTTGCGAGCAATTTCAGGGCGAAAGCGAAGGCTGTGCTCTGCTAAGGTTCCGCCGACATAAAACAGCCTAGAAAATATCTCTGCTTTGTCGGGCAGACGCCTGGCAACGGCGCTACCCTCAGACTTACTCAAGTAGACACTTCTGTCCGCGCCAAAGGCCGCAGTCAGACCATCTACTTCGAAAAACGGGTAGTCAGGAATTTCGCGATCATCGGGCTTAACTTCGATAGCCATTTTCGTTCCTCAGTTGAAGGCAATGCCTTGTCTCTGGGAACGGTTATGCATTATGCGTTACGAGTAGTCAACGCATTTTGCGTTATTTAATGCGCTTTTTCAAAATTACCCGGTGATGTCTGGGGCGGAAGGCGCTTTGAGTCGATTAAGCTGGACACGCCATACTGCGATCCCAGCAACAAGCACGGGCGCTATTGAGAGAGGCCCTAGAAATTCATCGCCGTATTCCCCGAAGATCGTCAAGGCCGCCACCGCCAAAGTCGCACAAAACGACGTTTTGGCTATCTTTGACGCTGGTGCATCCTCTTTAAACGCGAAGCGCCCAATCGGAATAGTTAGTAGCGCGATCAGTAGAAAGCTGCCGACAAAACGGCCTAACAGATACCAAGTCAATTACCCTTACCCCCTTGCAGACCCCGCAGATACCCTAGGGCTTCCGCCTGTCGCAGGGGAGGTAGCCGGTCAAAAATGTCCACCACTTCTGCTTTTGGATTCTCATTCTCACCAGGTCCCGCGCCGACTCCATATAGTAGCCATTGCTCGCGCACTTTGAATCGCCTCGCGTAAACCTCCGCCTTCTTAGCGGGGTAACCCCGGCGGCCATTCTCGTGGCCAAGATATGTCGAAACGGGAAACCCAAGAGCCTCTGCGGCCTCTTTGCCGGTTTCAAACCCGGCACGTAGGCGGGCGATACGCAGTCTGCTGGATGGATCGGACATACCACGATCATAATGCAATTCATTACGCAAAAGGCGCTTGCAATCGCGTAACGCATAATGCATAACGGGTTTATGAGAACTCACCGAGAGATTATTCGTGAAGCCGGTCATGCGCAGATTGCCGAACTGACCGGAAGGCCCATTGCAACCGTCCGCTCTTGGGATGGTCGGGATAGCATACCATCGACAGAATGGCTTTTGCTGGTTGGCGAAGGCCTTTGCGGTGCGGACGAACTCATGTCCGGCGCGGTGAAGAGCGCAGCATGACGCTATCCAGCTTCCCGCTCAGCAAACCATTCATCCATGGCAGCAATGGAACGTCTGGCATGGGCGTAATAGTCGCTAACCCGCATGGCAATGGTGTGTTCTTTCCCGCCATCCAGCGTGGAGATGTAAACGATCCCGTCAATAATTTCGACAGTGGGCTGAACGTTGACGAACCTTGCGTCGGTGTAATTTCGGGACCGGATGGGTTCGACCGGCTGAGCGACAAGATCGGCTTCGTCGCAGATAGCAATGGCTCTAAGCGCCTGCTGGCGAGTGAACGAAACGGGAAGGCAGAACGCCCTGCCCATCGGCCCCTTGAGGAAGAACAGCCCGCCTTCCTTGTGCATTTCAACCGACTTGTTGACGAGCGCGGCGATTTTAGTCGTTTCTGCCATGATTTCAGCCTCCTGTCGCTTCCCCCGACCCTAGGTGCTTTTGCTGCCTCAGGTATTAACAACTTGATAGGAAACGTGAAAAAAGCGGGGTCGGCAGCATGAGCGGCGTGGACGTTTCTGCCCTGCATCGCCGGGCCATTATCCTGACGGCAGCAAACCGTCTTTCGCGGCACTTCCCGCCATACCTCGGATATCCGCGCCCTCATAACGACAATGGACCGGAGCGCGCAGCATGAGCGCCCTTCACACCGCCCTTATCGGAACAGACGGTCTGACCCTGATCGCTGTTATCATCGCAATTCCGGTTATCGCCGTGTGTCTGCGCAACGCAATGCGGAGGGGGTGAGGGATGATTGCTGCGCTGTTTGTGCAAACTAACGGTTGTTACTTTGGAATTGATCATGTCGATCCATGGGACGAGGCCCGTGATGCCCGGTCTTACAATGGACCTTGGCCGATAATAGCTCACCCTCCCTGCCAACTTTGGGGTGCAATGGCAGCGGTTAATTTTGCTCGTTGGGGTGGTGAGCATAACCGACCGGGCAATGATGGTGGTTGTTTCGCTTCGGCATTGAAGGCGCTGCGCAAATATGGGGGTGTCTTGGAGCACCCCGCAAAAAGCCGTGCCTGGAAAGCTTACGGCTTGCAAAAACCCAAGGGGATTGGCTGGGCAAGAGTTTCCGATCGCGAGTGGGTTTGCGAGGTTTGGCAATCCGCCTATGGCCATCGAGCAAACAAGGCCACTTGGCTTTGTTATGTCGGACAGAACGAACCGACTGCTTTGCTTTGGGATCGTCCTCGGGGTTCTCATCAAGTTGGTTTCCACGACCAACGTGGCCCTGCCCGGAATAAGCCGACGCTTAATAAGGCAGAGGCCAATGCAACGCCTCTCAATTTTCGCAACGCGCTGCTTGAGTTGGCTTGCACCTCGCAAGCCATTCCGGTGTCCGCTTAAATGCGCCCCCCGTCCATCCCCGATAGCGAAACAGACGGCACCCTGATCTGGCCACGCGACTTCACCGACCTTGCCGGATGGCAGGCCAAGGTCCGCGAGCAACAGGCGGCTGACAATGCCCCGCACCATCGCATGGGAAGCAGCGTGTGCACCATTCCCGACTGCGGACAGCCTGAAGGCACTCACTGCACCATGACCGGCTGCCCCGGTAGTTCGCTGTCTCGCTCTTTCCATTCCACAAGTAATAGCCCGAAAGGTCACCGCTAACATGGCCCACGATTGCACAATAACGGCAGTGATGAAAACCGTTCAGCAGGACATGTTCCGTCTGGCAGCGAACCGTGGCGCAACGCAAAAGATGATTGCCGCCAAAACCGGGCTAAGCTCGTCCGTTATTGGCCAGTATGCGCGCGGTGAATCGGCTATGTCCGGTCCATCGCTGTTCAAGATGATCGGCGTTATTCCTGACGACCTGCTGAGCCTGCTTTTGCCTGATGGCATGTTTTTTGTGCGGGCCGGCGGCGACCTCGACCACGACACGCTGGCAACCCACTGCATCGAATATGCTGCCGAATATGCGGCGGCTCGCAATCCGGCAAGTCCGGATGGTGTGGATATTGCCGAATGCGAAAGTGAACGGCTGACGGCCTGCGGGTCCAAGCTGAAGGCGGTGGGCGCATGAACTCCTTCCTCCACGGCCTCCGCAACGGGTTGTTAGCCTCAACGCCTTTCTGGGCCATCCTAGGGGGTGTCCTGTGGGTAATCTGACAACCATTGCCGCGTTGTACGTCCAATCCGGCGGGTGCTACTTTGGCGAACACGATATAGACCCATGGGACGAAGCGCGGGATGCCCGCAATTATACCGGTCCGCATCCTGTCGTGGCGCACCCACCGTGTCAGCGATGGGGTAAGTTGTGGGCGGGACAACCGCTTTATATCAAGCGCACCGGTATTCGCAAAGTCAAAGGCGATGATGGCGGATGCTTTGCTGCGGCCCTTGATGCCGTGCGCCGGTACGGCGGGGTTCTTGAGCACCCGTGGGGTAGCCATGCCTGGGCACATTTCAATCTGAACAAACCGCCAAGGGAAGGTGGCTGGATTGCTGCCGAACTGCCCGGAACCGTTCCGGGCTGGACTTGCTGTGTCGAGCAGGGACGCTACGGGCATTACGCCCGAAAACCAACATTACTGCTGGCTTATGGAACCGACCTTCCAGAGCTTGACTGGGGCGTAGGCGAGCCACGTCTGGACCCTGCCGTAATTGAACGGATGGGTTTGAAGCGGGCAAAGCGCCTTGGCGAAGTCGGCGCGCGCGGCGGCGGTCAAGACAGCACGCCCCGCATCGGAACCCCCGAACCATTCCGCAAACTACTGATCGGCATGGCTCGTTCGGTTGATTCCGAAAGGATGGCAGCATGAGGCTCTTGAACTACTTCCGCCGCCGCAATGACGGCCGGGCCGAGCCGGACTTCACGAACGAAGCTCCGCACCCTGAACAATCGCTGGCGATGATCGCCCGGCAGATCGATCGCAACCTTGCCCAGCGTAAGGCCCTGCGAGACGAACCCGGCAAGCGCGGATGGCTGACGCGGCGGGGGCGGGCATGATACCCATAACTCACTGTGATTTCAAGTTTCGCGCCATGATGGTTCGCGGCTCGCAAAGGTTGGCAGAGGCTTTGGGCGCAGCGACAGAGCAGCGCTGGCCCTGTGGGCATCATCGCACCGAGCTTACTACGCATACGGTCGGCTTCGTCAAGCAGTGCAAGCCATGCCGTCGGCAAAAATGTCGTAGGAGCCTGCAAACCAATGTCATGCGCGCACGAAGCAAGCAAATGCTTCTGGGGCGGGAGGCTGCTGCGGCGGCGCGTGAGATTGCCAACAGCCGGCAGATCGAGGCCGAGCGGTTGTATGAACTACGTTCGGGCCGGATGCGCCCACCAAAGCTGAAGGACGCTGTAGCCAAGACCTTCGGGTTGACCTCGGCTGACATTGACGGACCTTGCCGCCGTGCCAGTCACACACATCCGCGAAGTGTAATTACTCGCATACTACGTGAGCGTCATTGGTCGTTCCCACAAATCGGGCGAATGATAGGCGGCCGCGACCATTCGACAGTTTTCAATTCTTATCACAATTTCGAGAAATACGCCGCCGTAAACCCACGCGTTCAAATGGCATACGATCGGTTCAAGGACCGAGCGCCGGAGGTGGATACATGATCCACGCCGAAAGCATCATCCAGAAGGCGATGGTGAAGCACATTCGCGCCAAAGGCCTGTTTGTTTGCCACGTTCCGAACGGAGGGAAGCTGCCTGGCACTCGCCAGCAGAAGTTGCGTACCGGCGCGCGCCTAAAAGCTGAGGGCCTTGTCGCAGGATTCCCCGATCTGGTGCTGTATGGCCCTGAGGGCCGCGTAGGCATGATCGAGGTAAAGGCGGAAGGGAAGTATCAACAACCGAACCAGAAGACTTGTCAGGCGGCGTTAGAAGCCCTTGGCCACCGTTATGCCGTGTGCAGGTCCAATGACGATGTAGACGAAACCCTGAGCGAATGGGGTTGGGCATGAGCATCAACGCGGCAGCCGTGCAAATCTTGGTAGATAAAGGCCTTTCAGCGCAGGATATTGCCGATGTCATGGCTGCGTCTGAAAAGAAGAGGGACCATACCGGCGCTGAGCGGCAGGCTCGCTATCGTGCCAAGCGTAAGGTTGTAAAGTCACGCCGTCACAGTAACGGCGTTACGCCCCCTATAGATATAACTCATACCCCCAGTGACATTTCATCTGACGATGAAAGTCACTCTTCAGCGGACGACCCCGAAACGGTTTTGGAAGTTTGGCGGGGTGTAGCCAAGCCGCTTGACCTGTCCTGCTGGGAAAAGCTGACGCCCAAGCGCCGAAAACTGATCGCTTCGAGGCTGCGAGACCACGGTTTTGAACCGATCCGCCAAGCAATCGAACACATTCCGAAAAGCGCGTTTCTGCGGGGTGAGAAGGGCGATTGGACTGGGGCAAACCTCGATTTCCTGATGCGACCCGACACCGTTCCAAAAATCCTTGAGGGCCAATACGATGACCGAAAGCAAACCAATGACCGCCGCCCTGCCGCAAACGAGGAAATCCGAAACCCATACGCTCGCGTTGCTGCAAGACGAGCGGCTGAGCGAACTGCTGCTGAGCAACGACAGCCCGGTGGTGGGGCCAGTGACGGCAGGCAAATTGCAATCGTTCGCTGACACGCCGGAGCCGCCGCTGGCAACGCAGGGGCAGGTGGAAACCATGTTAGGCAAGCTGGCGATGGCAACCGCGCAGGCGAGGCTTTCGGATGCGGAAGTCGATGAGCGGTTCAACCTCTATTGGCTGGCGCTGAACGATATTCCCGCCGACGACCTACGCGCCGGTTTCGTGGATATTGTGCGGGGTAAGACGTTCCTGCCGGTTCCGGCCGAAATTCGGACCGCTGCCCTGCGCCATGGTGCGGTTCGCAAGTACGCGAAGAGCCGGGCGAAGCACCTGGTTTGGCTGCATGAACGCGAATGGCAGGAGCCGACCGCCGACTTTGTAGATCCCGCCGAAGTCCGGGCGCTGGTGCCGCGTGCAGCATGACGTACCTGCACCTGGCTTCAAACTGGTTAGCGGCAAACAAGGCCCGCGCGGTGGCGACAAGTGGTGGGTCCAGCTTCGCACCGGTTGGGTTGATAACCTTGCGCCGTGGCCTGCCAAGGGGCCTCGCTGGAAGCATGATGGAGGGCCGGGCGATGTGGTGGCGGTCAAGCGGGCGTGAACGCGATACGGATCGAAGCCCGAAGGGCCGAGACGATAGACTCGGTTCACGAGAGCCGGGGCCGAAGGCATTGCCAAACCTTGAGAGGACTACGGAAACATGAACTCCAAATATGCACGCGGATGGTTTGAATTGAGCGGGAGGAAGATGAATGCAGGTAGTTAAACTGGACGACGCTTCGGCAGGGGAGCGTGCCGAGAACGCGAAATATTTGCGCGATATGGCAGATGATGTGGAAGCGGGCGAAATTACCGAGTTTGTGGTCGCAGCCAACCATCGTGACGACCAGTGTTTTTCGTCCTTCGCCAACTTCGATGATCGCTGGCGCATTTTGGGTGCGCTTGAATATGTCAAGCAAAGCCTAGTCCAAGGGGGTGGCTGATGCCCAAGGGACGTAAGCGCAAGGCTGGCAAGCGCACGGCCAGCGGGCAGCTATCGCGAGCAGGGGAGCGGGTGAAGCCGAGCGATTGGGTGGCTGCGCGCCAGGAGCGGTTCGGCAATCACTATTCCAGCGCATTGGGTAGGGCGTACATCAGCGGACTGTTCGGCAAGGGACCGGAGGCCAAGGAACGGTATGACGCGGGCAACAAGTTTGCGCTTCGGTACAGTAAGCTGATCGGCGGAGACAGCTACTCTTGTCCATTGGGTGACGGAAGCGGCGGGACGGGGGTCACAGACCACGAGCGCGACCTTCACCAGCAGGAATGGCTGGATGCAGCTCGCAAGCGCCTGGACGATACAGGAGGCAGGCCCTACCTCGACCAGCTTATCCTGAAGACCTACACCGACACCGGACCTTATTGGCTGGATGCGATACTGGATGGGGAGGGCACGGCAGCACACAAGCTGTTGCTGAAGGCTGCAATCAAGTCGCTGGACACAGTAGGCCAGATAAAAGATGCAGAACCGGTTGACATTCCCCTGCATATGTGCAATCGCGCAGTTAATGCGTAATCGAATATTGCGCCTGAGGCTCGCCACACGGCGGGCTTTTTTGATTCCCGCTCTGCTTCGGCATCGGGCTTGGAGACCTAGTTAGCTAGGCCACCGGAATTGATCACCGGTGTTTCGTTTCAGATAGGGCTTAGGCCCTGCCCCGATCCTCAGCCGAGACATTGATTAATCAGCGGCTAGACGCGAGACGGGCGAAATTCACTCAAGGCCGAACTGTGATTTCTGGATGAGCTTATCATCCTGGAACATAGCGTTGGCGTTGGCCCCGAAGCCGCTTTCACCTTCCCATTGATACATAACGGTATGCGTTCCAGCGATTTCATTCTCGCTTAGTAGCTCGCCTTCGGACCCGATAACGGCAATCGCATCGGCATAGGACATACCGGTTTGCAATTCGGCGAACTCGGCGGCGGACATACCGGGTGCGTTGACAGGCTCAGCCTCGGCAACTGGTTCAGGCTCAGGAGCCTCACTGGTTACAGGGTCGGGCGCATCGCAGGACGCAAGGCTAAGGGCGAAGATTGGGAGTAGGGCTTTCATGGCGCGCAAACTGCCTCAATACACCAAGGCAGGCAAGCGGGAACGTCATGGGCGCATAGAGGGGCGGAGTGAATTATGACACTGACCGCCAAGCAGGAAGGTTTCGCGCAATCGATCGCTGATGGCCTGACCCAGGCAGACGCCTACCGAGCCAATTACAGCGCCGGAAGGATGAAGGCTGATAGCATTCATGTGAACGCCAGCAAGTTAATGGCTGACACTAAGGTGGCGCAAAGGGTTGAGCAGTTGAGGGCCGACCTTGCTGAGCAGCAATTGTGGAGCCGTGCGGATAGTGTGCGCGTGCTTCGATCGATTGCCGATACAAACACCGGGCCGGAAGCGGCCAGAGTGTCGTCGGTCAAGGAACTGAACGCGATGCACGGCTATAACGAGCCTGCCAAAGTTGATCTGACGCATAAGGGAATTGGTCGGATCGCCCTAGAGGCGGTTGATGCATACAGCAAGGGTTAGGCTCCCCCGCAAGATTCGGGACGCATTCGCTCCGGCTCGTGGCTCAGTTCAGTACAGGGCGCTTTATGGCGGGCGTGGTTCCGGAAAGTCGTTCGGTGCGGCCATGATGGCGGCAGTTTGGGGGATGGTTGATCCGCTCCGCATACTTTGTACCCGCGAGTTGCAAGTCTCGATCAAGGAAAGTTTTCACGCGGAACTAAAGGCGGCGATATCAAGCGAGCCATGGCTGGAAGCGCATTATTCAGTTGGTGTGGATTACATTAAAGGGGCCAACGGGACCGAGTTCATATTTCGCGGACTTCGTCACAATACGGCGAGCATCAAATCGCTTGCGAAGATTGATCTTACGATTGTCGAAGAGGCGGAGGATGTTCCTGAGGAAAGCTGGCTGGCTTTGGAAGCCACGGTGTTTCGGCAGGCAGATTCAGAATTGTGGGCGATCTGGAACCCGCGCTTGGACGGCTCCCCGGTAGATAAACGGTTTCGCAAAAACCCGCCGAGCAATGCGATCGTTACGAAGGTCAATTACAACGACAACCCGTTTTTCCCGAAAGGCCTTGAGACACTACGCCAGCGTGAACAGGAGCGACTGGACCCGGCGACCTATGCGCATATCTGGGATGGGGAATACCTCACCAATTCAGATGCGCAGGTTCTTCACGGCAAGGTTCGAGTGCAATCGTTCGAGCCAGAGCTGCATTGGGACGGACCATATTACGGCGGGGACTTCGGGTTCAGCCAAGATCCAACAGCGGCAGTCGAAGTGTGGATTGGCGGCGATGAGATTTACGTTCGCCGAGAAGCCGGCAGGGTTGGCCTAGAGCTGGACGACACAGCAAAGTTCGTTCGCGGCAAGATACCGGGGTTCGACAAGGAAGTAAGCCGCTGGGATAACTCCCGGCCTGAAAGCATATCGCACCTAAAACGGCATGGGCTGCCCCGCGTTACATCCTGCGAGAAATGGCCCGGCAGTGTTGAGGATGGGATAGCCTACCTAAGGACGTTTCGTGCGATTGTCGTCCATCCTGACTGCGCTGCGGTTCAAAGCGAAGCGCGCCTATACAGTTACAAGGTCGATCGTCTTACTGGCGATGTGACGACTAGCATTGTGGACGCGCACAATCACTACATCGATGCGATCCGATACGCAGTTGGCCCGATGATCCGACAGCGGCAGAAACCAAAGTCGCTAACGCGCACGGTGAAGGGAATGATCTGATATGTCAGTGAAGACCCTCCATCCTTCATTGACGTTGGAAACCCTGGCGGAATGGCAATTAGTCCGCGACGCTATGGGGGGCGAGGAATCGGTCAAGAAGGCTGCTGAAGCTTATCTGCCGATGCCCGGCGGGTTCAAGGCGCAGAGTGACGGGGGTCGGGGGATGTATGCCGCCTACCGTAACCGCGCACAATTCCCCGAGCTGTTGAAGCCATCGGTGGGCGCGATGATCGGCATTATCCACGGGCAGGAAATCCCTATCGATATGCCTGAGGCGATGAATTACCTTTGGGAAGATGCAGACGGCATGGGGTTGCCGCTGGAAGCTTTCCATAAGCGCATCACACGCGAACTGCTGACTATTGGGGCCTATGCTGTTCTTACCGATATGCCGGAGGAGGGCGGGCAGCCATGGCTCGCTGGTTATCGGCGCGATGCGGTTATCAATTGGGATGAAGACTGGTTTGTCCTTGATGAAACCGGGTTGGTTCGGGACGGGTTCACCTGGGAGAATGTCGAAAAGCACCGCGTCCTGAAACTCGACGAAGGCGCTTACTCAGTGCTGGTTTACGATGCCGACAACAAGGAAGGCAGGGAGGTCTCAGTTCGCGGCTTAGGTGGCAAACCACTGCCCCGTGTGCCGTTCTGCATCGGCAATTCGATGGACATTTCCGCCAAGCTGGAAACCCCGCCTCTGATCGGCGTGGCAAACGCAGCGAAGGCGATTTACCAGCTATCGGCTGACTACCGCCACCAGCTATACATGAGTGGGCAAGAGACGCTGGTAGCAATCAATGGCGATGCCCCGGAAGCGGTGGGCGCTGGTGTTGTCCATGAGATGCAGGGCGGCGAGGGCCAGACGCCTGATCTGAAATACGTCTCGCCTACGTGTTCAGGGATCGAAGCGCACAAGAAAGCGATGGAGGATAACCGCGAGGCCGCTGTGATGGCTGGCGCGCGCTTGTTCGAGAAAACTGCGGCCGGTGCGGAAAGCGGCGAGGCCAAGCGGCTGCGGTATGCCTCCGAAACCGCAACCCTGGTGTCGATCGCCCAAGCGTCATGCCAGCTATTGGAACGAGCATTGCGCAATGCGGCCATGATTATGGGGTTGAACGAAGCCGAAGTAGTCGTGAACGCGCCGACCGACCTAATGGACCGCACCATGTCGCCGCAGGATTTCGCAGCGCTGTTCGGTGTTTATGCCGAAGGCGGAATGTCTTGGGAGACGCTCCACGAAAATGGCCTACGCGGCGGGATTTATTCGACCGAGCGCACCGCTGAACAAGAAGCTGAATTGCTTGATGGCCCGATGGGTCAAGAGAACGTGGCCTAAGCCACCCACCTGCCCGATGGGCAATCACACAACCAAAGGACTTGCGAGCGATGCTCAAGACCGTAATCGAATCTACCGAAGGCCTCGATGAGGCTCTTATCCCCCTGTATGCCGAAGCGGACGGCAGGTTCATCCTTCAGATCGAAGGTGTGGACGCGCATCCGCAAGTGGCCAACTTGAAGTCTGCATTCGAACGCCAGAAAGCGGATAATGTCACGCTCAAGGCTGAACGCGACACGCTCAAGTCCAAGGCTGGCGATTATCCTGACGACTTCGACGCCGAAAAGTGGGCGAAGCTCAAGGATGGCAAGCCGGATGAGGCTGCATTGGTTGCCTTGCGGCAAACACTGGAAGCCGAGCGCGACACAGCCATTGCGGAACGCGATGCTGCGAAAGAAGCGGCTCGCCGGAATGCGCTGGACCGCGATTTGACGGACGCTTTGACGCAAGCCGGTGTGACGAATGCCGCCTTTGCCAAGGCAGCGCGCACGATGCTCTCCGACGGCGTCAAGATCGGCGACGATGGCCAGCCTTTTGTCGATACCGACATGGGACCGGTTTCGTTGTCCGATCACGTGAAGCGTTGGACGGCCGGCGAGGGGAAAGATTTCGTGACTGCACCCAAGGGTGGCGGCGGAAAAGGTGGAGATGGTGGCGGACCCAAACCCCTGTCCGAGATGGGGGACGCTGAACGACTAGAGCTGGCGAAAGCCGGGAAGCTCAAAACCCAAAAGGAATAACGAATGCCCTATACCACTCTCTCCGATGTGTTCGCTGCTGACCGGACCGCGTCTTACGATGTGATACAAAGCTATATGGACACCGATCCCGTTACTCAGACGCCGTTTTTCGAAAGCGGACTGATCGTATCGAATCCCATCATCGAAGAAGCTGCTGCGTCTGGCACCGGCATTGCCGAACTGCCTTACTGGGCGGCTATCGATGCATCGGTCGAGCCGAACTACAGTAACGACATTTACGAAGACGTTGCCGTACCGCGCAAGATCGGCACCGGTTCGCTCAAGGCTCGCAACTGCCACCTGAATGAAGGTTTCGGCAGCATGGACCTTGTGACCGATCTGACCGGGAGGGACCCGCTTCAGCGCGTTGCATCGCGTCTTGACAACTACTGGCGTCAGGAAGCCGAGCTGCGCATCGTGGCTACCCTCAAGGGCCTGCTGAACGATGCCGTGGCTGAAGGCAATGGAATGGTTCACGAAGCGGCACTTGCCGATGGTGTGACCAGCGATGGCGTTTTGAGCACTCAGGAGACGATGGGTGATGCCTTTGGCGCTCTTGCCGGTGCCGTTCTCAATTCTGCAGGATTTTTCAAGCTGCGCCGTGAAGGACTTGCCCAAGAATACCGTGAAGATGGTGTCCTACAGCGCACAGTAAGTGGGCTGCCTGCAATCGTGAATGACACCGCCATGACATTGAATGGTTCGCCCGTCGTGACCCTAATGGGTCCTGGTGCATTCGGTTACGGCATGGCGAACCCGCGCATTCCGCTTGAGTATGAGCGTGAAGCCGCACGGGGTAACGGCGGCGGCACGGAAACGCTGTGGACCCGCCGTAACATGATCGTTCACCCGCTGGGTTATGACTTCACCAGCACTGCAATCACCGGCAATGGCACGGAAACTGTCGCGCGCGGCGCAGGCTGGGCCGATCTCGCCAACGCAGCCAACTGGGAGCGCAAGGCGGACCGCAAGCAGGTCCCTATCGCGTTCCTCACGGTCTCGGCAACTTAACCAGATAGGGCGGGGTGTCGCTCCTGCATCCCGCCCGACCTCTTTTGAAAGGATAACACAATGGCAAACCATTCCCCCGAGCCCGACAACTATGTTGGCAAGAAAACCTGGGACGAAGCTATGGACAAGAAACCAGCTTCGAAGCCCACTTCGCAGGAAAAGAAGGACGAGGAAGCCAAGCGCGCTGGCGACAAGGGCAGCGCAGCCAAGAATGGCGGCGGAAGCAAGTGATCGGGCGGCGGCGGGGTTAACGCCCTGCCGCCCTCATGCGGGAGGCTGATCCATGGCACTGACTGTCGAAACCGGCGCTGGCATAGACGGGGCGTCCAGCTTCATTACGGTTGCTGAGTTCGATGCGGTGCAGGCGGACTACTTCCCTTCCCCGATCAATGGCACTCAGGCCGAGAAGGAAAGCGCATTGCGGCGCGCTTGGCTTGCCATGAAGGTGATGGGGTGGAGTAAATCGTTCCCCTCGTTCGGCGGCACGATTCCGGCCGATGTAAAGGTCGCACAAGGCATTCTGGCCCGCGCTGAACTGGCATCGCCCGAAAGCTTGCAGCCAAATATCACACCAGGTCAGCAAAAGATTTTGACGCAGGTGGGTGAGATTGGATGGACCCCGACGGGCCAGGGCGGCATCGATGCGCAGCGCAGTGTCGTGACAATGGCGCTGGATCTGCTAAAGCCGTATCTGCATGGCAATGGACAAACCCGATACCTCATACGGGCGTAAAGTAACCGCGCTTCACGGCGGGGATATTGTGACAGGCGCGCCAAATGCGGGCTGTGTTGCGAAACTTAAGGAATTGCTTGAGCGCGCGGAAGCCGGGGAGATAACCGGAATAGTCTGCGCCTCACTACATAGCGACAAGCTGGCCTCGTATTCGATCGCTGGAATGGTCGGGCCTTATTCGCTGCTAGGCGCGGCTGATATGGCGCAAAGCGAATTGCTGGACCTCATGAAGGCGGCGCAGGGAGATGGATAATGGCCGGAGCATCCATCTCCGCTGAAATCGAAGCGGCTTATCGCAGCGTCGGCGTTGAGGTTGGCGAAGGCAAGGCGTTCACTGTTACCTTGATCGAACCGGGCGAGGGCCAGGCGAACCCTTGGGATGAGCCTGGCGGTGCGGCGACCCGGCATAAGGATATTCCTGCACTCGTCGGCTCGACCTTCGCCAATGCTGGCACTGGCGGTGACGCGTGGATTGACGGTTCGCTAATCCGCGCCGACGACGAACTGATTAAGATTGCTGGGACCGCCCCGAATCCTGAGCAGGATTGGCAAGTGGAAATGAAGGGCGTGACGTATCAAATAGTCATGATCCAAACAATGCAGCCAGCGGGTTTTGCACTCGGATACACGCTTGTCCTTCGGAATGGCGCTCCTGCAACGACCACAGTTGGACCGCCTGACCCTGCATCACCGTTCAGCGCCGAATTTTCAGCGGAGTTTGCATAATGCCTGAAACAGTCCGCTCACTTTCGGATATTCTGACTACGTTCGCAGATGGACAGCCCGATGCCTCAATCACGGCTCAAGACATGCGCGATCTGATCGTTTCCTCTCTCGGCCAGACGGGCTGGGCCGACTATCAGGATGGGCAGTATTCCAATACCTCCCCACAAGCCTTCGCTACTGACACGAACACGACAGTCGAAATTGACGGTGCAGTAAGCCAGACGCAGGAATTGCCGTTTGGCATAGCAACCTTTTGGGACAACGTAACGAACACGATCCAAACGCCGCAGGCTGGTTCTGGCCTTATGATTTCATTCGAGACGATCATTCGCCGCGCCACCGGAACGGGCGAATGGGCGGTGGATTGCTTTATAGACATCGGTATTGCTGGGCCGGTCGAACTGTATCCGCGCACGATCAGCCACAACAAGATTACCGGCGACAAGAAGATCACATGGACGACCGGAGCTTATGCGCTGGACACATGGGACGCGAACGGCGGCAAGATTATCATGCGCCCCTCGGTGGATGCGCTTGCATATAAGAGCCGCGTCATTGTCCACCAGACGCACCGCGGGCGCGGCACATACTAAATGTCCAACCGCCGCAAACTGGCAAACAGGCTGGCCGCGCTACTGAAGAAATATGACAGAGAGATTGAGCGGACCTTCCTGCAAGCCGTGCAGGATAAGGCCGCATCGATCAATCTGGCGGAATTGACCAACGCGATTGAAGCTCGTGATTTAAACCGGGCGCTTCGGATTGCCGGGCTGACACGGGCGGAACTGTACCCGTTCGATGCCGAGATAAACGGCGCTTACGTGGCAGGTGGCCAAACCATCCCGGAAGCCGCACCAGCCTTTGCGCTGAAGTTCGGTTTCGATGGTCGGGCAAGCCATGCGGCAGAATGGGCAAGAACGCATGTAGGCGGGCTTGTGACGGACATTGCGGACGAACAGGTGGAATTACTCCGCGAGACGATTGCAAAGCAGTTAGAGGCTGGTGAGGCCCCTCGCAGTGTTGCGGTTCGCATTGCAGGGCGGACAACCGGCGGGAAACGCCAAGGTGGTTTCATCGGATTGTCGCGGTCTCAGATCGGCTATCTGGCGAATGCGCGGCAGGAACTAGAGGAACTGAATGGGGAATATTTCACCCGCAAGCTTCGCGACAAGCGGTTCGACGGAATTGTCCGCAAAGCCATCGCGACAGGCAAGCCGCTATCCGTGGCCGACGTCGAACGCATCGCTGGCCGATATAGCGACCGAATGCTGAAGCATCGGGCTGATACGATAGCGCGGACGGAAAGCATTACGGCACTACGCGCTGGGCGGCGCGAAGGAATGCTGCAAGGTATCGAAGCCGGGGCCATTCGGGCCGATCGGGTGAAGCGGATATGGGACAGCAGTGGCGATAATCGCGTTCGCGCCGATCATCGGGCGATGGACGGGCGGGAGGTGGACGGCATGGATACACCATACACCCTCCCTGACGGGAGCCGAATGTTGTTCCCAGGAGACGCCTCATTGGGAGCTCCAGCCAGTCAGACGGTGGCCTGTCGGTGCTATGAGGTGTTGGAGATAGATTGGCTCACGCCGTGAGGATCAGAATATGATTTATGTGACTACACGAGATATTGTCATCGCGGCGGGAACGGCACTCAAAGCGCCGCCTGTCGCTAGCACGCGCTGGGGTAAGGATTACAAAGCCGTCATAGCTGACGGCCGCGACAACACGGTCTATTTCACTGCCGATGTCCATGAAGCATTGGCGAGCGGGCTATTGCGCAAAGCTGATTAGGTGAACGACAACCGTAAGTTCGTCGCTGACGTTGCCGCATTCGCAGACAAGACCGCAGATCAAATGCTGCGGGTCGCCAAGCAATCAATTCAGGACGTGGTGAAGCAAGCGCAAACGCCGGTCGGCAAGGGTGGCGATATGCCGGTCGATAAGGGCTTTCTCCGCAACAGCCTTGTAACCAGCGTTCGCGGTTCAACCGCCGGTGAAGGCGCAAGCAGCTTTGTTTTGGGTTTGTCGTCCATGGAATTGGGCGATCCTTTCAGCGTGGCATGGACTGCCGACTATGCGATCCCTCGGCACTACGCTGTCGGTGTAGGCCAAGGCGGGGGATTGTGGCGCGATAAGGCAGCACAGCGGTGGCCTGGTTACGTGGCGAAGAATGCAAGGATGGTCCGATGAATGCAATCGAAAAGGCCATCGGACAACACCTCGCTGGAATGACCAACTGCCCACCGATCGCATGGCCTAACAAGGACTTCACGCCGAACGGGACTTACATCGAGTTTCGCCATGCTCCGAACGAACGCAGGGACGATACCATAGACGCCGCAGGAGCCTATCAGATTGGGCTGGTGCTGCTGACAGTCGTATCGGCCAAGGACGTATTTACCACTGCCGCGAACGACACTGCCAGCGCGATTATGGACCGCTTTCCCAAAGGTCTGCGACTTACCGCAGGCGGAGAAACCGTCTTGATCTACGATCCAGTTAGCCCCGGCACGGGTTTTCCCGATGGCGCTTATTGGCGGCAACCTCTGACCGTTCCGTATCTGACCGAGGACTAACCATGACAGTCAAGATGAAGAACAAGCGTTTCCCTCACGGGGAAGCGAACGTGAAGTTGCGTGAAGTTTCGACTTGGGAAGCCGCCGGATGGGTAGCTGTTCCCGATACCAAACCCTCCAAGAAAAAAGGTGACGACAAATGACCGGCTCGCATATCGGAAAGACCATTTACGTATCTGGTGCAGCACCAGCGACCAACGACGCGGCAGGCTTTGCTGGCCTTGCTTGGACGAAGGTTGAAGGTGTCCAGACACTCCCTCAGCTAGGTGTAAGCCACTCGAATATCGACGTTTCCGATCTGGAAACCGGCTTTGCAAAAGGCATCAAAGGTGAAGGTTCCGGCAACGACAGCACGGCATCCTTCCGTAATGTCGAAGGTGACGCAGGGCAGGAATTGGTGCGGACACTGGCAAATGCGGGCGGTGATGAAGGTGTTGCTTCCATCCGTATTGTGAAGGGCAGTGGACCGGATCAAGCGCCCGCCACCGGCGATCCCGTGGAGTACGCTCATGGTTATCTGCACAGCTTCATTCGCAACCAGGGCGACAGCACGACATATGAAGGCTTCAGTGTGAACTTCAAGCAGAACGCGCTGCCTGTCGATGCGACGGAGGCATAAGGTATGGATTTCGACACCCTTGACCTTCGCAATGCCGAAGATGAGGAGTATTGGCTGCATCTGAGGCACGGCGAAACCAAACTGTATGCCGATATGGATAAGCAGGAAGGTCCGTGCCGTGTGCGCGTGGCCTCTCCCGCCAGTAACGGTGTCGAGCCTGTCATGAAGTCTGTGCAGCGGTCTATCGGCCGGCAGGCTGCGCTATCCGATCAGCTTGCAAACGCGGTGAACCGGGAACAGCGAAGGACCGCCGAAACGCGCCTCGATCAGGCCGAAGAACAGACCCAGAAGGCGGTTCAGACCTTTCTCAACACGGTCATTCTCGATTGGGAAAACATTGAGAAGGGCGGAAAAAAGCTGACGTTTTCGAAAGAGGCGTTGGCGGACATGACCGAACCGAAGGCCCCGCTTTCTCGTCTGGTAATGACCATCGTTGAAGATATGGGAAAACTGCACGACCCTTTTACCGAACCCGACGGAGGCTCCTGACTTTCGCGGAACAATCAGGGTGGCTTTTGGCCAAACCTGAGGGCTGCCCTGAAAGTCGAACGGAGATATTCGGCCACCGCTTGCCTGATTTGCCTCCCGGTGAAAGCCTGCCAGATCATTGGCGCGAAGTGGGTTACGCCATGCGATCGCCAACCGGCGATGTGCAGCCGTTCACATGGTCTGAAATTGACGCTTACAGCCGGACGGCCGGGGCGAACCTTACTGCGTTCGAAGCCCGATGCCTGATGGATATGAGCCGGGCTTACGTTCGCGGCATAACTGATACCCGTCCCCTTAGCATAGAACCGATGGAGCGCGATTATGACTGACTTCGCGAAGCTGGTTCTTGATGCTGATACCAAGGGTCTAAAGAACGCCGAAAAGGATCTGGACAGCGTATCTCGCAAGGCGGGAACTGTCGCGTCCGAAGTAGGCACAAAAATGCAGTCGATGGGCAAGAAATTGACCGTCGGCGTGACTGCTCCGCTAGCCCTGTTCGGGAAGGCTTCAATCGACGCGGCGGCGGATGCGGTCGAGCTGCAAGGCATGTTCGACACGACCTTCGATGACATGTCGAAATCAATGAACCGGTGGGCCGAAACAACCGGAAACGCATTGGGGCGGTCTACGCAGGAACTACAGCAAGCGTCTGCGGTGTTCCAAGGATTTTTCAAAGACAGTTTCGACCCGAAACAAGCGGCGGAAATGTCCAAGACATTCACGGTCCTTGCCCAGGATGTAGCAAGCTTCAAGAACCTGTCGAACGATGTTGCCCAACAAAAGATATTTAGCGCGCTAACGGGCGAAACCGAAGGCCTGAAAGCTCTTGGTGTGGTTATCAATGACAATGTGATGAAGCAGAAGGCCATGGAAATGGGCCTCGGCAACAGCACGGCCAAGCTGACCGAACAGCAAAAGGTTCTGATCCGCGCGACCTTGCTGCAGGAGAAATTCGCAGACGCATCGGGGGACGTTATCCGTACCCAAAGCAGTACGGCCAACCAGATCAAGCGGGCTGAAGCTGCGTGGGAAGAATTAAAGGTCACATTCGGCGACAAGCTTCTCCCAGTTATTACACCCTTGATTAGCGGCCTTGCCGGATTGCTGGACAAGTTTTCGAAACTGCCGTCGGGTGTACAGACTGCGATTGTGGCTGTTGCTGGGTTTGCAGCCGCTCTTGGGCCTATCCTCATGATTGTCGGGCCAATAGTTAAAGCCATGGCTCCATTCCTAGGAACCTTGAAGGCTATCGGGGCGACACAGGGTGGATTGGTCGCGGCCAAAGCAGGCGTAGCTGGCATCGCCAGTGCATTCGGACCGCTCGTTATTGCCGCCGGTGCTGCGTATCTGATCTGGAAAAACTGGGACGACATAGCGCCGCGCCTACAGCCGATAATCGACCAGCTTATGGCGGTTGGCGAGGGGTTGGGGATCGTAGAGGGTAAGGCCGGCCGAACGTCCGAAGAACTGGCGAAGAACGAAGGCTGGCGAACTCTAGGCGAGGGGTTGCGGGGCGCATCGGACGGCCTGCAAAGGCTGGCTGACGACTTCGACAAGATGAATGAGCGTAATGCTGCATCAGCACGTGCGCGCAATGAAAGTATTATCGACGGGTTTGTTTCACTCACCGAAAAAATGAACGGTATTGCAGGGAACATAAAGGCCGTTCTTGCAGGTCTGGCGACGTCGGCGGTCGCATCGATGAATAAGATGGTGGATGGCATTCAAAGCGCGGTCACGAGCCGTTTGAATGCGGTATGGCAAGGCGCGCTGGAAAAGATCGAGACAGTTCGCGCGGCGTTTTTCAACCTTTGGGACAAGGTGACACGCCGGTCTTACATTCCCGACATGGTGAATGACATTGCTGCCGAAATGGCTCGTTTGGGCAGCGTAATGGTGAACCCTGCTACACAGGCAGCCCGCACTACTACCCAAGTCATGCGGGATATGGCGAGCGACGTAAGCGGCATCCTAGACCGGCTGTTTCCTGAAATTCGCAAGGCCATGACGTTTCGCAGCGAAATGGCCTTGCTGGAAGCGTCCAACCTTGCTCCGCAAGCGAAAGAGGAAGCGCAATATCGCCTGCGGAAAGAAAACCTCGGCCTGAACAGCAAGGTTGGGTATTCGTTTGATCTGCCCAGTGGCGGACCCAAAGCATTGTCGCTTGAGGAAATGGGAGCAGGTCTCGCTAAGGGTAAAAAAGCCCTCCTAGCGTTCGGAGATACAGCCCGCGTCCAGACGGTTCGCGTAGGCCAATCGTTCAAAGATATGGCTGACAGCACCATGAGTGCGCTTCAGAACATGTTGGGCGCGATCAAAGGGGGCGGTTTTCTCGACATATTGGGTGCGGCGGTCGGTTTGTTCACGCAGCTTGGCAGCACCGGGCTATTCGGAAAGGGATTGGCTGCCAACCTCAACAAAGTCCCGGCTTATGCTGGGGGAACAGACTTCCATCCCGGCGGTCTCGCGATGGTCGGGGAGCGGGGTCCTGAATTGGTGAATATGCCGCGCGGAACGACTGTTACGCCCAATAGCCAACTACAGAACGCCGCCAACTCCAATCTGAAGATCGAAGTCTTTGCCAATAATAACGGTTTTGGCGCGATGGTGCGCGATACGGCAGGAAGTGTCGTGGCAGAGGCTTCACCCGGTATCGCCGGAGCGGGCGCACAGATAGCAGGCGCACAAGCGTCACAACAGCGTTCGAGGCGTCTGCGATGATCGAACTGCCTGCCACACCGGCACCGAACGGCATTAGCCCTACTTTGCTGGATTATGGGTTCACGCAGCGCGGGGCTTCGTCGCTTAGGGTGGACCGCGCAGGTAGTCGCTACAGGTTCGAGGTTTCCTATCCGCCCATGCCAGCGGACCGGGCGCGTGAGTTTACAAGCCGATTGCAGCGGGCGAAGTCGGAAGGCTTGCAGATCGACATTCCGCTGCTGGGAGTGTCGCAAGGCCTACCGGGTGCGCCGGTCGTCAATGGCGCGGGACAAGCGGGTAAGGTGCTGGCTCTGCGCGGGCTGACACCGGGTTACATCGCCAAGTCCGGGTTCTGGCTGACTGTCGTTGAAGCCGATGGCACGGCGTATCTTCATTCGGTTGCCCAAACTGCGGTTGCTGATGCCATCGGCCTTGCTTCGGTCGATATTGTGCCACCTTTGCGTGCTCCGTTTGCTGATGGTGACCGCGTGGAGCTGGCGCGGCCCTTCGTGCAAGGTTTTCTGGATGGCGATGAGTGGGGCTGGGCTGTTCCAATTAATCGCTTAATTGCTGTCGGCTTCATGCTGGAAGAATTCAAGTGAGGCAAATTGGCCTTACCGGGCTTTTGCGAATTGAACTGCCGGAGCAAACGATACGTCTGTGCGATGGGGGGTTTTTCCAGTTTGAAGGCGAGATATACCAGAGCGCGGACGACACCTTTGGTACGATCGGCGGGGTGCAGTCTTTAAGCGAAGGGGTTGGCGATAGCGTTCCTGCCCTGAACCTGTCGCTGTTGCCGTCCAATGATGCCCCGCCGGGTGTGCTGTCGAAGCCGGGTTATCAGACCTCGCGCGTGCGATTCTGGCTGGCTGAATACGATGTGCAGACCGGGGCCATAACCAGCGCCGATGTGCAGTTTGACGGGCAGGTCGACCAAACCGTTCTGAGTATCGCCACCGGCAGCCGCGAGGTGGCCGTATCAATTGTCAGTCTGGCCGAACGGTTGTTCGAGGGAAATATCGGGAACACGCTGAACCCGTCCTGGCACAAGAGCATTCACCCCGGCGAAACGGGACACGACAACGCAACCGGCCTGTCGCGGCAAGTGGCATGGGGCATTGAAAGCCCCGGCAGCGGTGGAATGGGCAAGGGCCGCAAGGATGGCGGCGGATCGACGCAGCCAAGCCGGAACGTCCGGATATACTGATGGAACTGGAACGCCGCCGGGTCGCAACCGAAAAGACGCTGACCCGGTATCGCGGGAAAGCGTTCGACTGGAAAACAGGCGTAACCTGCGTTCACCTCGCCCGCGTGCACCTGAAGAATATGGGACACAAGCCGCAGACGATGCCCCGCGTGCGAAGTGCGCTGGCGGCAAAGCGCGCATTGAAAGATAACGGGTGGGACAGTGTACAAGCGATGCTGGACACCATGCTGCCTCGCATCGCGCCTGCGCAAATGCTGCTGGGCGATCTGGCGGTGCTGCGAGGGGATTCCGGACTGGACGCGGTGTTTATCTGTGCCGGACCTTTGAAGGTGTTCGGGTGGCGTGAGGATGCGCCCGAACTCGTCGTTCTGGACATCGACCTTACCGAAATATCGGCAGCGTGGAGGGTTTGAATGGCAAAAGCCCTTAAGGTTGTCGGCAAGATTGCGGGTGCGGTCGCTCTGGTCGCTTCGGTTGTTCCGGGTGGGCAGGTTGTCGCCGGGATAGCGGGTCTGGTTTCCACCGCTGCGAACATGGGTGCGCAGGCCCTTCAAAAGCCACCACCAGCTCGCGGATCGGTTTCCAGCCTCGTTATTCAAGCGGATGCACCTCAGCCTTATGCCATGGGCGAGGGCTATTTTGCAGGCATCCTGCGTCATGATGTAGGCTACGGGCCGACGCTCAAGAAGGTGCCTAATCCTTATCGCTGGATGCCGGTGGTCTATTCAGGCGGCGGGCCGGTCGAAAGCATTGAACCGCGCATCGATTTTGCATCCATCGGCGGATATTACAGTGGGTTCCTGCATACCGATACGCAGCTTGGAACAGTGCCGGAAGCCGACGCGCTGGTGCCGGAATTTGGAGCCGCGCCGGGGTGGAACGCATCCAGCAAGCTATCAGGGCATGCCGCAATTGGCTGGAACCTTAAGTTTGACAAGGACGGCAAGGTTTTTGCAGGCGGCGTGCCGTTGCTGGCTGCCGAAGGCAAATGGGTCAAAGTCTATGATCCGCGCAAGGACGATACGCAGCCCGGCGGTGTAGGCGCGCATCGCCTTGGCACGGAAGCCACTTACGAATGGAGTGAAAACCCCGCGCTGCACGCCGGCACCTACGCCTATGGGCGGTATCAGAACGGCAAGCGCACCTTTGGTATGGGCCTTCCTGCCGATGGCATTGACTGGGCCGTTATCTCGGCTTGGGCGAATGTCTGCGATGCGAACGGATGGACGATTTTTGGCGTCGTTTACGAACCGGGCGATCGCTGGGCTAACCTTGAGGACATTTGCGTTGCGGGCGGTGCGGAGCCGGTGGTCGGCGGGAAACTGTCGTTCCGTTATTCTGCTCCCGTAGTCGCGCTGGACACCATCACGGTGAACGACCTGACTGAGGACCGGCAGGACGTAACGGGAATGCAAAGTTTCCGCGACCGCCTGAACACTGTCGTTCCGAAGTATCGCAGCCCCTTGCATGACTGGGAATTGATCGACGCCAGTCCGGTGGCGGTTTCTACATTTGTTGCCGAGGATGGCGAGGAAAAGCGCGAAGTCTGGCCGTTTAACTTCGTGAAGAACCCTTCGCAGGCCGCGCAGCTTGCCACCTACCGCGTATGGGATAGCCGCGAACTGGCACCGATCACACTGACCTGCCAACCGCGCCTGCGTCATTATCGGCCGGGCGAATGTCTTGCGATCGATGTTCCGGAACTTGGGCTGGACACAAACGCAATTATCCTGCGCCGCCAACTTGACCCGGTTTCAATGAAGGTCACGCTGACACTGGTGGGCGAGACGACTGCGAAGCACGCCTTTGCGCTTGGACAGACGGCCACGCCGCCACCTACGCCTTATCTCGGCCAGACTGCTGAGGAACGCGACCGCACCGCCGCTGCTGCCCGTGCGGAAGAACGTTCGGCCCTCAAAATTGTAACGCGCGATATTCGGTTCCCGGTCACAAGTGACGATACCAGCATTACCATCGAGACGTTTGAAGCAGTGTTGGACGATAGCCGGAAAATTACTCTCCCAGCGGGCAGCGTAACTGGCTTGCCGACAGCGACAACATTCGCCGTTCTCTACAGTTTGACGGACGAAAATTATATTGCTGTGCCGCTGCCTGCAATCGACGAACTGCAAAACAGCGACAACGTTTTCATATCCTGGAACGCCACGTCGAACCCGGATGGAACCTACACGCCGCCACCGACCGCACCGCCGGGGCATGAGGGTGGCGGCGACCCGAATTACAACACCCCCTAACTGAAAGACCATTCCCATGGATTTTGAGCCGGTCGAAAGCCCGCCCCTTCGTGCTGGGCGCTTCGTTCCTTTCTTTCTCACATTGGTGGTGCCGTTGGATCTGACGAACGCGGACTTTGCCATGCAGGTGAGGGACCGCTGGAACGGCGGCGCAATCCGGGCTGATCTGGTGACCCAAACCACATTGTCTGCGGAAGGCATTAAGCTGGAAAGCGTCGATACGACCGGCGAGTTTCCCGAAAGCACGCTGAAAATTCGCATTAACGAAACGACCATGGAAGCAATGCCGAAAAACGACAGCGACCCGGACGCGGACGTTACGCTGGTTTTTGATTTTCACCTCATCACAGACAACACGCCCGCCGTTCTGCTGCGCGGTCCATTTATCGTCACCGCAGGGAGCACAGAATAATGCAAACGATTGTCCTTAAGCTGGTCGAGGGTGGAACGCGTCTGGTGCTGGGCGAAAGCACCTCACTAGCGAAGGCTGCTGCTGCGGCGGCGCAGGATGCCTCTACGATTGCCCAAAGCGAGGCGGATAAAATTGTTGCCCTCGGCTCCGACGACAACACGAACCAATACTTCGATGGCATGTCTTTTGTGGACGGCGTCACTTTCGGCGCAAGTGGCCCTGAGCGCACCGCAAACGCAGCGTTCTATATTGCCGAAAACATCAATGTTGAGGGTGGCGGGGTCCAGTACTCAATCACACCTGCGGCATCAGGCCGGTATCTGGTGTTTTACGATAAAGACGGCGCGTATCTCGGCACCATTCTGCATCCAGCCAACACGACGCAGTTCAATACCCTGTCGAACCCCGCCGCAGTAGCGATGGAGGTATCTGGGCGAACAGCGCAAGTTGCCCCTTCTGCGCTAACCATTTCCAAAGGGGCAACGCTGTTTCCCAACGATACTTTCAATGGTGACGTTTATCTGCGTCGCCAAAATCTGTCGAAGCCCGGTGGCGCACTGGGGCTGGACAGCGACGATAAGTTCGACCCGGTCCACCTTCGCACAACCGATGGCAAGAATCTGCACCGTCCCGGAAACGTCGAGGATAACCGAGCGCTGCTACAAGATGCGGGCGGCACGTCTGAGCTATCGGCTTTCGCAACCACGAATTTCGTTCAACTTATCCCCGGTGAGCGGTATTCGTTCAGCACGCCCTCCTCTCCGAAGCGGGTGAGTTTCCACTCCGCTGCGGACGATACAGCATTTGTGTCGCAGGCTACATCAAGCGGTGACTTTACCGTTCCGGCCGGCGCACCTTGGGTTCGCATTAGCTTCCGCAAAACCGATACTCCCATCGGATCGTTCCAGATTGTGCTAGGCGACCTTCCAGCACAGCCGACGAATTACGCTGGCGACGAGCCTATCCAGAAAAAGCAGCTCGGCACCGAAGTCGCGCCGCTGGTGGATGGCAAGGTTCCTGCATCGGTTCTGCCGGTGTCGGGCATAAATGATCCTCTGATCGGGCGGTTCACACGCGCGGCAGGGCTTGGCACCAGCATCCTTTACGGGACCGACCCTTACGCCACCAGCGCGCAGACACAGATCGACAGCTTCGCCACGCAGCTTTGCGCGGACCTCGGCATACCATTCGACAATGACGGCATTCCAAGCAGCCGTGTTGCGAACGTTGGGGGCGCGCAAAACCCGATGGTGGACCGCTGGCAAAACCTTGATCCGACCGCCGACTTTTTCATCTTCGAAGGCGGTACGAATGATGAGGATGCGCAGCGTATTCTCGGCACCTATCCTGTCGGCACGATAGACGATGCGAAGAACCTGAGCGGTCCGAAGAACACGTTCTATGGCGCGCTTGGTCACATCGCTCGAGGCATGAATAAGCTGGCATTTTACGACAAGCCAATTGCCGAGGCAAAGCGCAGCGTGGTCGCATGGTCCACACCGATCCGCCGTGCGTATGCCGGACCGGAAGGGACGCTGCGCGAAGGGTTGCGGCTCTATGCTGACATAGTTGCGGAGGTCGCTGATCTCTATGGCATTTCATGCTTCTACGCATACGACGATAGCGGGCTCACGCCTGAATATGTCCAGGACACTGCGAACTCGCAGGAGAGCAGCACGGCGCTATTCAATCGTTTCGTGCCGGACTGGACGCATCCCGATGTGAACGGGCATTTTATCTACAAGGAACGCTTCAAGGGCTTCCTGCGCGGGCAAGTGTGATGGCCCTACTTGTCCAATTCCCGAATGATAGCGGTTGCCGCCATTTTGGCGATGCGGCCAATCGTCTCGATGGTGCCTTCGTTGCGGTCGTTATCGGCAGCTTCATCATCGTAAGAGAGATGCCAGCCCAAGTCTCGAATGCCCTGATCGATTGCGTTTTGAGCGCGCGTAATTTTGTCTTCGGTGTTGTCAGCCATTATTCTGCCCCCGGCGTTTTGCGAGAAAATTCAGACCGCTACAGTAACGTGATTGTGCGCTCTGGCGCAAGCTTTGCCGGTAGTCAGGAGGCCGCATGATGGACCCCCTCTGGATCGCCATAGCATTTGCAGGTGCAGTCACGCTGTTGCTGCTGGCTGATGCTGTGTTCGCTGTCCCGTTCATTCGCCGCATTTGGCGCAAGTGGTTCGACCGGTGATGGACGGTCCTGCGGCAACCTTAATCGACAAGGGCGAAGTCGGCATCGCGTTCTACGGGCTGCTGTTCGTGATCGTTGCCCTGATCGGCTTTTGTGGTGTGCTGCTCAAGTCTCTGTCCGGGCGCGACAAGCTGATCAAAGACGCTTTCGCCAGTCTCAGCCAAGTTTCGGAAAAGCAATCGCAGGCCAACCTGTCGGTGGCCGTCGCTCTGTCTCGCATAGAGAGTAAATTGGGCATGGGAAATGATTGACGGGCTGCGGACATGGCTCCGCCTGCAACTGCCTCTGCGTGAACCTCCTGCTGAAATGCAGGCGCTCCTGACACGGTTGGACGAACAAGGGCGCACGGCTGAAGCGCTGTCAAAGCAGGCGCGCGGTGAAGGCGACATACAAAACACGATCGAATTAATTGCGAGGGATATATGAGCGATACGACCATGCATGGTCTGGCAGCCATCACGGCGTTGGGAATGCTGCTTTCGACCGTGCCGCTGGTGTGGAACTACATGCACACCCTACCGCGCTCCGACTGGTTCAAAAGCCAACAATTTCTGTTCGCACTTGGCCTCGCCATGGACAGCATCGGCGTGCTGCTAATTTCGGGCTACCGCGTCATGCAGATATTGCTGGGGTGGGACGGAGGCTTATCCAATCTTTGGACCGGCATTTCGCTCGGCCTTCTCTCCGTCGGCGGGAGCGCAATCATTTATTCCGCCTCGCTGAACGGCAAGCGTTGGAAATGGCGGCTTTACCTTACCGCCATCGCAATTTGGAGCATCGCCGTTGTGATCTGGCCCGATGCCTGACGAAGACTACTGGCCCGATGAAGAAATACCGATGCCAGAACCGGAGGATGAATGATGAGCGATCGCAAGCACGTTTTCGACACTGTGAACCGTTACGCGGACGGTATCTGGAACAAGCCCGGTGCCATCGTCGCGTTTGACGCTGCGCTTGATAAGCTGCTGGGCTTAGAGCCTACACCCGTACCAACGAAACCGGTCAGCGACTTTGATAAGGCTGTAATCGCGCACCTCAGGGACGAGGAGGGGGTTCGTCCAGAAGCCTACCGGGACCACTTGGGCTATTGGACTATCGGGATCGGGCGTTTGATCGATCCTCGCAAGGGCGGGCGTATCACGCCTGAAGAGGATGCGATTTTATTGGCTAATGACCCGTCTCGCCAAGGGAAGTCTTGGCGGCAATATGTCCTGACCGAGCCGGAAATGAACATGCTAAAGCTGAACGACATTGAGCGTTTCGTTTCGGTAATCAGCAAGTGGCCGGCGTGGAAGGCGGTGGGCGATAATATCCCTCGCAAGGTCGCGCTTACATCGATGGCTTTCCAGCTGGGAGCGGATGGGCTGGCGAAGTTCAAGAACAGCCTTCGGATGGTGGAGCAGGGCCGGTTTGCCGATGCGGCCGACAACTTCATGAAAAGCAAATGGGCGCGCCAGACCCCGGAACGGGCGGGGCGGGTTACGCAGATGATCCGCACGGGGCTGTTCTCATGACCGCCAAAGAATGGCCTCGTCTGGCCCTCACCGTCTTTATCATGGGCTTGTTTGGATATGCCGCATTCAAGCACTACTCCCCGGCCATCGAACAGACCATCGTGGCAATCTCGATGTTGGCCGTAGGCTATTGGCTGGGGTCGTCCAAAGGATCGTCCGACAAGACCGAAATCATCGGTGCGCGCCCGAATGGAACGCCTGCCGATCCTGTATTTGTGGAGCCGGAATAATGACTGCCGAATTACACAAGTTAGATTGTGAACCGCCTACCGAGGGTATCACAGAACTTCTAGAAGACATGATAGAGCAGAATGAGGCAGGTAAGCTTTCCAGCCTAGCGTTTTCCGTTGTTTATCGCGATGGAACAACAGGCAGCGGACATTCCTTCATGCCATCGGTTTCCACGATGATTGGCGGGGTGGAATTGTTGAAAGAGAAACTCATTCGGCAGGTGTTAGGGTGATGCCCGAACTCGCCAAGCTAGGCGACCGCGCCCTGTCGTTCATTACTGGTGGTTGGAAGTGGTTAGCCGCTATCGTCCTGTGCGCGTCCCTAGCATGGCTTCACGGCTGTTCTACAGGGCAGGACATTGTCGAAGCCCGCATAGCCAAGGCTGAACTGCAGGCTGAACGCAAAGCCCGCGATGATGATGCGAAGGCTGCGGCCCGCCGTGCTGCCGATACCGAACGCCTGAAACGATCCGATAATGCCCGACAGGAGGTAATAGACAATGCTGCCGACGATGAAACTGACGCCCCTGGTGCTGCCCTTGCTTGCGAGCGTTTGCGCGCCGCCGGTATCGACACCCCCGCCGCCTGTCGCTGACGTTGTAGCGGTTACAGAAGCGAAGCCTTTACCATCGGTGGAAGCGGTGACGGATGCGAAGGCCAAGGCCCGCGATGATGCAGCTATCGAGGCATGGGGTGAACGGATACAGGCCGCCGGTGTAAACCTATGCCTGCTGCTAGAAGATAGGTTTGACGTGGATTACGGGTGTGGGGGCCGGTAATCGCTTTCGCGATAAATAACCTGCCAAAGATTCAAACTTTGATGTGTTAAATTCAATGCATGTTGCTGGAACGTTCTCGGAACATTCGCTATGCCTGAGCATGTAAAAAGACGCCGCCCGATGGTCCCGGACGACGCCCATGCAGTTCAATAACGAACAGCGTGGAATCCGACAAGCCCGGTTAAGCGAATTGAGCGTTTTTCTCCGGCGGCCATGCGAAAAAGCTGCCTTGGGTATCGGATATCAAGTCGAGTTAATTCCGGCAAAATCCAATCCCGCAAAACGCCTCGCCAGCGTCTAAAATGGCGGATATCGTGGGAGAACACACCCGCTCCCCCTGACGCCTAGCTAGCTGGCCAAGGGATATCTGCACCTTACGTCACCTTTCCCAATACGGGGGAGATAATGCGACCTCGGCAGGCAATAGCCATCGGAGGGGACCGCGATTGGCCTACGTCACAGGCAGTGCAGGTAAACACGATAGAGCGCACTAGCGAGGCATCCCGATTCATTCCCTATGGAGTGACCTCAGCGGGTGGACGTGGTGTGCTCTTTCACCGACCGCCATTCTTTTGCCAAGGCAATGAGCCTGCGATCACGGGCCTTCCATCCGCGACGGCTAATACGTTCACGGCGATTACGAGGGGTTATATCGGTTTGCATTCAACCCGATAGGCATGGACGAGGGCCTGTAGGAAACATCGAATCGTTGCACACGTTCCTATTTCGTTCCAACTGGACGTATGGGACGCAAGACACACCGAACCCTTGGCGATCTGGTGCAGGACAGCCGCTGGCTATATGTCCAATGCCGGGAGTGTCACCATTCCGCCAAGCTGGATCCCCGCGAAGTGCAAATGATATGCTACCGGAACAATTACGCGCCGGTGATCGATAGGCTGGCAGGGCAAATGCGGTGCAGCAAGTGCGGTCTAAAGCGGGTGTATCTAGGCCCGTGCTATCCGCCGGGTTTCATCTAGCACCACGTCTCGCGCCGTCCGGTCCATTGGCGGGCATATCCGCCGGACACCATAAGCTTGCCTACATCGCGACCATTCACGGTGAGGTTGGCTAGGGTCCGGTCAAACCGATCCCGCCCGGTGCGCCTGATATGGATAGGCCCCTCGTTCAACAGCGCGACAAGCCTGTGTGTAGCGGCACTGGCGAGCTGCTTTTCCCGTCTGCATCGCGCTCTGGTTTCGGGCGCGTCTATACCGGCGATGCGGATTTTCTCCCGATCGATCCACACTGTGTCGCCATCCACTACGCACGTAACCCGAACAGCAGGCGGGGCTGGGCATAGGGCTATGGCTAGGGCGGTGGTTATCATGGGGCTGCTTCGATCATGGCGGCTAAAATACGCCCAGACCGAGCGCATTTTCCAGCCCTGAATTTCCGTGTTTGTTCGGGCAAGTTTCTCGCCGCCTCGCCGAATGGATCAAGTAGTTTCTGCTCTTCCTTCGCAAGCAATTCCACAGCATCCTTTAAGGCAAAGCATTGGCTCTCTTTCAGTTCCATGTTCTATGCTTTCGGTGGGGGTGGGGGAAGGGGCGACCAGTGTGTCGGGTCTAGGATTGTAGTCGTGTAGCAATCACAGCCCTTCACCCAGCATTCGGGCAATGTCACCAGCCAGGGACCTTCATCATCCTTGTCTATTCCATGAACCTCGCCATCCCATATGCCGCCGATCACCAGCACTTCGCCTTCATCTGGCAACGTCTCAATCGGGTTCCATTCCATAGCTACTGTTCCTTCCTGTGGTGGCCGGATTCAATAGCTTCGGCGATATGACGATCCTGAAGCCCCGCTACTGAATATGCATCGGCGATCGTACTATGGCCTTTTTCCCCGCACACTTCGGATGCATCTAGAAGCGCGTCGGCCCTCGCACGCAGCCACTTCACGACAGCATCACGCTCCCGCTGTTCAGCGGGGGATAGGTCAGTCATAGTGCACCTCCATGTGCTTTGATGGATGGGGTGGGGTTGGCCAGTTCCAGTAGCACATCGGCATGGCAGGGCTGATCGAGGCGGCACCAGCAGGCAAGGTTTTTGCCGCGCAGTTCTTCGACAGGCAGGTTACCGACGATCTCATTATCAAAGCCGCTCACCGCGAAATGCGCAGCCTCAAAGCGGTCCTTGCATTGATGTAAAACGAGACCGCCCCTAATCACCTGGAATCGACGCAGTCGTTCGTTCCATTCCAGCACGAACGGGTTGCCCCACTTATGAGGCCGCGCAACTGAGGCGGTGTTAGGCGGCAACCGCCATCCCTTCTTTCGCGAAAGCTGGACGCGGACAGGTCGAGTATTTATTTGCTTATCAGTCAT